CTGCGCGGGGCTCAGTCCGGTGGCGGCAAGCTCCTCGGGGTAGTCGAGGGCGGCCTGTGCAGCGGCGGGAGAGAGGTTCATGAGAGTGTCCTTTCTATGACGGGTTTCAATATAGAGCCCGTTTTCTACGCGAAAGCCTATACCCCAAGTTAGGGATATAGGTGAAGAGTCAGTTGGAAGATGACTGGGCGTCCTTACCGTGCTCACGGAACTTCTTCCTGAGGAACGGCCTCGAGGCGAGGTCAATTCCGTACAGGAGTACAGCTCCGGCGAGCCCGGCAATGATGGAGTCCTTGATAGTCATTGTGGTTCCTTTCAGAGTAGGGTCTTCAATATACTGTGGGATTTTATCGCGGGCAAAAAAAGATAAGCCCAGCCCCCCATGCGTATAGCACAGGGGGCCAGGCGAATCTCAGAAGGGTTTAACCTTCATGATCAAACCGAACGCCTTCGAGCTGACGACTGCAAGTCGCTCGTACTGGAGGACGGCTACGATACCTGCCAGCGAGGTAGCTGCACCGAGAATTGCGTCTTTGCTGAGCTTCTTGCTCTCGCCAAGGGCTTTGGCTTTTGCAAGAGTCTCGACATTTCGAGCAATTGTGGTGTAGTCCTCACTAGAGGGATCGTGAAGCTCGGCCTCCTTCAGAGCAGCTTCAATTGTCTGCTGAATGGGGTCAGGGTTCTTCATGGATGGGCTCCTTTCTAGGGGTTCATTATACCGCAGGTTTTTCTCGCTTAGACCTGCTTGACGTCCAGCGTCACCTTCCCATTCCGGAGCATCTCAGCGACGCCCTGGTCAAAGGTGGCGTGGATCCCCTGGTCCTCAGACACGTGAAGGGCTCCGGAGGGCTGGGTGCCCTGATACTTGTTGGAGCTCACGCCGAGGAGCACACCAAGGAAGGTGTCGACAGCCGCGATAGTACCAGCAACCTCGGTGGGAGCGGGGAGGTGCCAGAGCGCGGCGAGGGTGACGTAGAGAGCACTGGTAGCGGGAAGGCAAACCAGTGCAACCCACTTCAGAATGTCGTACGTCTTGTTATGCATCGATTCTCCTTGCTTGAGATGCTTAGCCATTTTCTTTCTTCCTCCTAGCGGGAGGTCTTGGGGTAGGGACAACGGGGAGCCGTTTAACTTCGTCGACGATTCTCTCGGCAAGACCGTTGCCACCGAATTCCAAGTAGGGATCAACGAGATACTTCATGAAGTCCTCGTACTCGTCAAGGGTCAAGAACCCTCGGTGGATATAGGTCTTTCCGACATAGACGATACGGTCGTGTGCCATCCCCAGGAGCAGACGAGTGTTTGCCGAACTCTTCTCTCGCCGCTTCTGAAGGTATGCCCAGAACCCAGTAGAGCTGAATATACCTAGGAATACAGCGACAGTGAGGTCCAAGAATGGACTGAAACCGAAGTGCGTCATGTTAACCGATCAAGAAATATGGGCGAATACCGAATCCATAATTAATAGGGGCGGTTGAGACCTCACCGTTGGCCTTGAGATATACAGCGGTACTCTGGTGGGAACGATCACGGAGCCAGTACTCATAACCCGGGAAGATCATGGTGTGATTCTTCTCGAACGCTGAGAGCTGACCAAGGTTGAGAGCGTTGCCCTCAGGACCGGCGCCCATCAGTCGACGACCGAACACCATGGTCTCGTCAAGGAGCATGGCGTATGAGCTGTACCAGGTGTACGAGATAACCGCTCCTTCAGTGCGGATACCCTGAGAGACTCGAGTCCAGCCCTTCATGAGGTTGTCTCCGAATATAGACCGGGCCATTCGCTCAGCCTGAGCAAGCCCAGACTTATTGATCGTGTGATCCAGATAAGAGCCCGTGAATGGGTTGGTATCATGAAGTGGGGCACTATATAGCGCCTTGTCGGGGACAACTACCACGTGGTGCTGCTGGATAGGCGTACCACCGACACCGTAGAAGTAGTTGAACGCTGCAATACGCCAGTTAACACCAGCGTAGGTCCAGTAGTCGCCAAGGTACATACCACTGAAGGTACCATTACGGATGCTCGACATATAGTTCGAGACACTCGTGCCGAGAGAGGCACCTCGGTACACTGAGTTGTGCATACCGAAGTGACTAATGTTGACCATGTTGTAGAACGTCGATGACGTCTCCAACTTGGACGACACATTAGTAACACTGGACTCGATCTGACCGGCCCGGTTCTCGAGTTGAGAGATCTTCGTGTTCTGGGCGTTGTCACTAGCCTTGAGGTTAGCGACATCCGTCGAGGTGTTTCCACCAGCATTCTGCAGAGCGTCTCGAACGGTCTGGAACCAGTTATCGAACTCGCCCTGGAGCTTGGCCTGGAGGGAGTTGAGGTTGATCGTGCTTACCGGTCCACTCACATACGGAGTGAGACTGGATCCCACGAAGTTCGTGATCGACTCAGCACCGATGGTGCGAGCGTTCTTCACGACTCGAATATTCGCAAGGATCATGTACTTCTTCTCCCCGTCGCTAGGGATGAGCGGGGGATTCGGAGTAGCAGAGGCTGTACCCTTGATGATCTCGAGCTTGGCACCTCGAACAGCCTTGGAAGTATCGACGGACAGCACAACCGAGTCAATACGGTCCAGCGTAGCGTTGGCCGCCTGGACAGCAAGCGTCTCGTCACCAGTGTTCTCGACCCATCGACGGTTGAGCCAAGCTTTTCCGGATCCGACGAATATGTTCATGGTGTTAGCAACGGGGCGAACAAAGAACTTGTCACCAACGTTCGGGAACACGCCATCAGAGATGATTCCGTCAAACAGGGACCCGAATTGGTCTGCGTCATATACCCGGTCACCATTCACCGAGTTGTAAAAGCCACTATTGATGGGCATAGGTTAACCCCTTTCTCGAGGCTCGATAATCTCGCCCGGACCCTTACGAGCGAAGTCAATACGGAAGCTGTCGCCATTCCACTTGCCTCGAGAGGTCATGGAGATGGTTGGGACCTGAGAGAAACCATCGGCAGACCAAGACTCTGTCATCTCGGTAAGCTGTGCTTCAATAGGTCTTGAGTTACGCCCGGTGGGGACATAGTAGAAAATATCCCCGACATCGAACCCTGTTCGGAACTGGACGTTCGAGAAGCTGTCGATCTTACCCGAGACCATCTCCACCGGTGAGTACTTGGGGAACATAGCGTCCAGAACCCAGAACGGATACCAGATCTCACTCAGAGATCGGATATGCTGCTTCTGAAGCTCAGTAAGCTTGTTCCAGTCCTCAACTTTATATGGCTTGTGGACCTGCGTATTGTCCCACAAGACCTCACGCCGGTCGACAGGGTTCTCGGATCGAATGGTGTGCTCTCGGGTATGAGTCGACCCATCTGCAACCCACTGAAGATCCACATCGCCACTGTCCCAGATCTCGTAGATCGTGCTCTTGACGTCGACGATGCTCTGGACAGACTCGAAGTCACTGAAGTTGTCGTTTGCCTCAGACAGGGTGATCGTCTCAATGAGGTGGGGGGCCTTAAGGTATGTGTGATACCCACCCTTCTCGAGCTTAACCCGATAAAACATCGAGTACCCATTAGGCTTACAGGCCGAGATCACATTTCGGAACATCTCTACCGCAGGGTTGCGATCATAGATGATCCACTTTCCATCCTGGAGCTTGTTACCTGTATCGTTGACATACGCCAGCTGAGTAACCTGATCATTACGATGGAAGTGGAAGTTCGGAAGCTTGCGATTGGGCTCAGCATTGTCACCAAAGTGCCGGTGTGCAATTCTCTCAGCGAAACCCTGTGCGTCGAATCGACCCTGTGCATCAGGAATAACCCAGCTACGGTGAAGCTGAACTCGCCACTCATACAGGCTCTCAAGGGATCGTCCGGTGTACTTGTGGAGGTATACTCGGTTGTCAATCTGCTTAATGTCTACAGTCTCGATTACCATGACGTACTCAGTATCATCCCTTGTGAGGAAGTTTCCAAGTCCGTACTCAGGATACGAGGATGTAGAATATACCTGAAGCTCGAACTGTCCATACTCATAAGCGCGCTCAGTCCAGTTCAGCGAGATGAACGTGCTGGGAATCTCGCGCTTATCATCGAAGTTATCTTTTTTCGTATAGAATAAGTGCATTAGATTCCTCGATAAAGGCTTTCGTACTCGATAGAGACACCGAGGTCCTCACTACCCCCAGAATACTGAAGGGATAGGGTATTGATGCCGGGGTGCATCTTAATCCATTCACTCCCAGGAGCCAGAACACCAGTGATGAACGAAGACCTACCACCCGCGTGATGGACGATAGACTTCTTACCTGGACGGGTATCCACCACAAGTTTCTCGCCGGCGTAGAACTGCCCAGCTCTCGAGATGGACATGGTCTCGTCGAAGGTGGTGTTCGAGATAATGAGGTTCTCGACTGTTCCGTAGAAAGTGAATGTGATAGTAACTCCCGCGGGGGCATCTCCGTGGTATCGGATGTCCTTACCCGTGGAGTTAGTCATGTCGCCGAAGATAAGCTTGTGGTTACCCTCGGAGAAGAATGGGAACTCGAATTGTGGAACAGTATCGTTGAAACCGACGACCTTCTGGATCTGAGCGGAAGAGGCCTTCCAATACGGGTCGAGCCCGATCAAGGATACCTGGACTTCCTGTCGCTCTGCGAAGATGTTCGGCTCAACAGATTCCACGATGAAGTCAGACTTAGCGCTGACCCAGTCGGTGATCACCTCGAGGGAGATGGTCTCTGATACTCCGAAGTACTTGTAGAGCTTCCTCCGGAGTTGCTGGATGTCCTCCCCCCAGGGGATCAGAGTCAGCACAACGTTACGTGTACCAACCCTGACCCCCTTGAGGAAAGCGCCATCAATCAAGGCATATCGATCCATGCTGAGATCGGCCTTGACGGGTCCCAGACCAGTAATCTCCTTGATCGCGATCCCCGACGAGTAGGGGTCACGGATGTCGATGGTAAGTCGTTCCCCCGACTTAGTCGTGGCCGAGATCTCTGAGATCATAGTGTCAACTTGTCCTTTGCCATTGCCAGCTGAGTGTTGGTGTTGCGGTAGATAGTAGCCGCATCCAGCGCCTCTGGCGAGTTGTTGGTCTGGTTGAACGTGATGTTTGTAACACCATTTTGACTCTTCGTGTCAGAAGTGTCAACTGCGATCGGAGCAGGAGGACGAGCGCTATTAGCGATACTCGCGGTGACTCCGACGGCGGGCATGAGTCCTCCGATACCTCCAGCCTGCTTCTTAAGTTCCTCAAGATCGAGAACTGGCTTGATCTCGGGCTGGAAGGGCGGGTCTTCCTCGATGAGGTCGTTGACTCCATCGAGGGCTTTATCCAAGGCATTGTACGCAGCCTTACCGAGACCGGTGCTGGCCTCAGCAATGTTCTGGTGCTCATCACGGATACCAATAGCGAGACCCTCACCCATGTATCCACCGATCTCCTTCATTACTCGAGAAGGCGAGTGGATACCGAGTGCGTTCTTAAGCTTGCTGATACCGTTCTTAGCGCCCTGAACCAGCTGAGAACCAATCTTCCAAGCCTTACCGGCAATACCACCGGTCACACCATCAATGATAGCCCAACCGATTTCCAAACCGACCTGACGGAACTGAGCCGAGTACTTGGTGATCGCATCTCGGACACCTCGCAGGAGCTGGAGGACAGTCCAGAGACCCTTATCGATAATCTTCGGACCATTCCTAGCAATCCCATCAAGGAAGTTGATGATGACGTTCGTAGCTGCGTCAATCACCTTACCGATGTTATCGGCAATACCGTTCAGGAAGTTCGCCAGGATCTCAGCGCCCTTAGCTCCGAACTCGTAGGCGTGGTTCGAAAGCTCAGTGAGTAGTGCCTGGATAAGAATAAACAATGCCGCAACAACACCGGGGATGTTTACATTGATGGCGTAGATAAGTGCCCCAATGAGCTGACCCATAGCTACAGCCAGCTCCGGAGCCTTGGCTCCGAGGGTGATGATGAAGTTGGCAATGGCGTTAGCTAGGTCAATCGCCAGCTGGGGTAGAATGGCGCCGAGCTGCTTGAGCCCCTCGGTCAGTACCAGGAATGCTGCGGCACCGGTAGTGGCACAGATACCCAGAACAGCAGCAAAGGCCGCCATACCAATCGAGATCGGGAGAAGCGCCAGACCGATAGCCAGAAGGGCAGCGGTCAACAGTACCAGTCCGACCGCGACAGTCTGAGCAACTGCCGAGGCAATAAGTAGGATGGCGAATCCACCAGCCAGAGCCACAAGGCCAATGGCCAGCTCGCCCCAGCTGATTGTCGACAGCTGCTTGAGAGCGCTTGCTAGCGCAACAAACGTCACGGAAGCAATACCAAGAGCAACCGCTCCATTCTTGAATGCGCTGGCGGCAGCCATTCCCGCAGCAAGAATGCCTAGACCGATCGCCAGGCTGATTAGTCCCTTGGCTAGCGTGGCTACATCCATACTACCAAGCACGTATACTGCACCGACTAGTGTGGTAACCGCAACGGCCATGGCTAGCATGGCTGCAGCGCCTCGAGCATTTGACCTACCGGCAATGACCAGAGCAGCCGATAGTGCTGCAATCATCACGCCGAGAGCAAGTACGCCTTGAATTAGTTTACCTGTATCCATAGTTCCAAGCATCCAGATAGCAGATACTAGGATATTGCAGGATACGGCTAGAGACAGGAGTACCAGAGCACCCTTGCCCATGTACGGGTTCTTGCTGACCGTAGTCATGAACCCAGCAAGGGTCGCGACCAAGAAGTCCAGAGCAATTACACCCTGAATAGCCTTCCCGGTATCCATGGACCCGAGCATATAGATTGCTCCGGCTAGGATGACGCACGCTACAGAAAGCGCCAGGAGAATACTAGCTCCTCGCTCCACGCCCTTCAGATGTGTGGTCTTAATGAGGAACTGACTTAATAGCTCAAGCAAGAACTTCATAGCAACCATGCCCACTACCGCGCCCTTTACGTCCATGCCCGATAGGATTCGAACGGCGGTGGCCATAAGAATCATAGCTGCACCAAGAGCAATAAGCATTGTCACTATGAGAAGGGTGCTCTTCTTGAAGGCGATCAGCTTGGTCAGCGTCTGCATCATATCTTCAATCAGGCTGAACAAGTATTTCATTGCCGCGAGAGTGATGAAAAGCTTCGGCGCAGGGACCAGTGACATCAGGATCAGCGCACCAGCAAGAACACCGAGGGCAATAGCGATCGTCAGAAGGGCCTTAGCCTTCACCTTCTGCTCAAATGCCTCAAGGACGCCGCCGAGTTTGTCGAAGACATTGCCAAGCTTATCAGCAACGTTCCCGATCTTATCGAAGTTCTTCTTGAAGGAGTTGATCCATCGAGTGAATGCGATAAGAACTCCACCACCAATAGCCCCGACAAGGATCTTACCCATGTCGTAAGACTTGAGGTTATCGTTCGCGTTACCGAGGGCTTCGCCAACAGCACCGAATGCATTCTTGACCGCGTCCTTGACCTTGGGGGCGAATGTCTCAGTGACGAAGTCCTTGAACTCCTGGAACTTCTGCTTGATTGTGTCGAACAACTCAGGGAGATGAACAGCTCGAGCGACCTGCTTGATGTCCTCGAACCACTTCTTGAGGAAGTTCTCCTTGGCGGCCTGGCCGGTTTCCTTAGCCGCCTGAGCGGCCGCAGACCCTACACCAGATACAGCGCTAGCGGCCTCTTTAGCCTTCTCCTTTACCGCGGAGTGTCCGTTAACCCACTCCTGGAAAGCGAGCGCGACCTCCTTGATCTTTCCGCCAATATCGGAGAAAGACTTACCAAGGTGGTCCCAAACACTGCTATTTTGAACCGCGTTCCACGCTTCAACGATCGCATCCTTGAGTTCAATGAGCCTTTCCTTCAGCCACTGAACTTTCTCGGAGATCTTGAGCTTTTGTCCGAGCTCGTCGAATTTCTGTCCGAGAGAAGCGATAATCGCCTCTGACGAGGTCATTCCATTGAAGTCGAATCCCTTGAAGTAGTCAGAGAGAGCCGACTTTCCAGAGAGAAGCTTGGCCTTGAGCTTATCGCCAACACTCTGACCAAACTCACGGAGCTTAGTCTTGGCAGTGTCGATACCACTCTTGATCGAGTCGATAGCGGCAGTGAATTCTCGACCAACGACCGAGTTCTTAAGTGCATCCTTGATTAGACCGAACTTGGAGGCCAGGCCCTTGAGGCTGTTTCCGAGATTCGTAACCTTAGATCCGAAGTCGAGCCAGATGATGAAGCTGTGGATAGCATCCACAACCCACCTGATAGCCTTACCGACCAGATCGATAGGCGGAAGAAGAAGCTTTAGTAGCTTTCCGCCTAGGTCTAGCTTGGTGAACCACTGGTCGAACCAGTAGACGGCCTTACCGAGGACCTTAGTAATCTGGAAGACACCAGAGTTGATCCCCGTGAATGCCGGGAACAGAGCACTAATAATATGGGAGGCTACAGTAAAGATTACCTGGGCGACCTCACCAATGATGGTGGCGAAGATGTGGAATACCGAGAATAGTCCGGTGAATGTCCACTCCAGCTTATCCGCGAAGTTATTAGTGATTATCAGCTTTTCTGTGAAATCAGCAAAGGCCTTGACAATCTTGTATAGCCCCTCTGGAGAAGCATTCAGGAACACTCTTCGGAATGCTGTACCGATCTGACCCAAGACCTTAATCATGGCCTGGAAGATGTTGAGCATGGATCGAAGGATCTCATCTCGGCCGCCGAGGTCGACAAACCCCTTGAGGAAGTCGTTCCTGGCTCGAGACATATCGCCGATCGCGCCACTGACCCAGTTACCAACTGAGGTGAACAGAGTCTGGGCCTGGTTAAAGTCACCGATCAGGATTCGCCAAGTCTCAGCCCATCCCGAACCAAGAGCTTCTCCCCAGGTACCAATCATCTGAGAGAAGGTTCGAATCTGAGTAGCCGAATCGCCAGCCGCCTGGGCCAGCTGCTTCATCTTATGGGCCTGCTCCTCCGAGTAGCCCATCTCCATGATCTGAGCCTCGGAGAGGTCGTTAGTCATGACCTTCAGGGTCTGCATCATGACCTCTGAAGTGAGCCATCCCTCTTGAAGGGAGAGTCGGAAGTTCCCCTGCTTCTCGATGGCGGCGTCTACGCCCGTATTCATGATTCGAGAGGTCTCGATCAGGGCGTCCTGGAACTGCTTACCGGCGATACCAGCGTGCTCTAGAGACATCCAGTCCTGTAGCTTCACTACACCAGAGCTCATAGCCTGGGCGAGCTGGTATGTGGCCTGCGCTGCCTGCGTAGCATTAGCACCAGACAGGGCCGCCATGTTCGAGAAGCCCTTAACCGAGGCAGTAGCGTCCTCAAGTCCGACACCGGCAACCGTGAAGGTACCGATGGCGGAGGTCATCTCAGTGAAGTTATAGATGGTCTTATCAGCATAACTGTTCAGCTCATCCAGTGCAGCGTTAACCTGGTCCAGAGTAGTACCATTTTGACTGGTGTTGGCCAGAATGGTCTGGACCGCGTTGATCTGGGTCTCATACTCGTGAAAGCCGTCAATCGCAGGCTGGATGAAGCTCTGAAGCATCGACTTACCGGCACTGATTGCCGCAGCGCCAATTCCTCCAAGAGCTGTGATGCCGATTCCCTGCATGACAGACATGTTGGAGGCAGCATCCACTGCGGATCGAGCCAGATCACCAAGGGTGGTGTTCTTAGCGATCTCACCAATCCGCTTGAGACCGTTCGCAGCGCCCTCCATCTTCAAGGATTCCTTGAGTCGGTCCATACCGGACGCTGATTCCTTGATAGCGGACAGGAACTGCTTGTTGTTCATCTTGAGCGAGACTACCCGCTCGTCAATAGTTGCCACTACTTAGTGACCTCCTTCCAGGCCTTCTTTGCGATCTTGTCGAATACCGGCCTGATAGCGGGGTTGATGTAGTCTCGGCCGACGACATACCCGCCATTACGGGTTCCGTGACCATACTGCAAGATGACGGCGATGCTTACGCCGTTGTTTACGTGTGAGTTTGTCCAGGTGATCTTCCAGTTCTCGCCAGTTCTGGTGACTTCGTAGTTCCAGCTAGCTGCCGTCTCGCCCGACCTGGAGGGGGTCGCCGCCTTGAGAGCAGAAACCCCCTCCTTGCCGAACTGATTCATGATCAGAGCCAGGTCTAACTTCGTCATTCTGTCAAACCAATTCCTGGTGAGTTTCCAGTCTCCCTGACTCTCGATCGTAATCATGATTCTCCTAGAATCAGGCCTTCAGCTTAGCGAAAGCCTCAGCGTCAGGCACAGCCCATCCGACAATGGTGACACCGGCAGCCTTTGCGGCGGCCTCAGCAGTAGCCCGCTCGTCCTTGTTTGCAACCAGGACCCACACGCCCTCGGGGAATGCTGTCTTAGCCGCCTGCCATGCACTTGCTCCGGTGCTAGCCGGGAGAATACCGAGCTGAGCATCCTTAACTGCCGAGACCTGCCAGTCGGCAGCACCATCGGTGTTGTCCGAGACACGCTTCAGACCGGCGTAGTCGGTCTTCATGATCTCACGCAGCTTGTTCTGCCCACGGTAGTGGATCGCGAAGTACAGCTTACCAGTCCTCTTGAGGAGGATGGGAAGACAGAAAAGTATCTTGTAATGAAGCAGAGTTATATTATGGCAAAGCAGGGATAATTTACTTTTTTAGAGTAAAAAAAGATTTTTGAACAATATAGTAAGTTAAATTATTATACTGCAGTACACCCCAAAACAAATATTGCAAAAGAAATTAGAGAAAAGTTTCCTTTTTGGAGACAGTTTAGGAATGTCTGTGCCCATTACAAAGGATATGAAATTAATAAGGCACATGTCATTGCTCTATATTCTTTTATAGAACAATATTTAGAAACGATAACTATAGAAGGATGTACACAGTCTCTTGCTCAAAAGTTTGATAATTATTTTATCCCTGCTATAACTTCTCGGCATGAAGATATTACACCTCTACTAGATAAAATAGACCCAATGGTATGTGATAGCGAAGCTGATGTTCTTTTAGGTAATATTCTCAGGTCATGCCATCATTATGATCCTTATGGGGAAAGACGTTTGTTTGTTTTTCATGAAATTATACATCATTGTCCATTAAGGGTACAAAACTTTACAAAAAAGTTTATGTCAAATTGTACTGACTTTTTTCATTCATATATAGAAAAATATCCTGATGATATATTATTGTTCATCAGTAGTAAGCAAGATATTTATGAATTTTGTCATAATCAGATTACCTCATATCGAAATATGTTGTATATCTTAGCGACATTCTATATTGCAGATTTGATTCCTGAATGTGATAATAATGATATGTTAAGGATATGTATTCAGGCAGCACAACGGCATGATACATCCTTTGATTATAGTCGGATTACAAGTGATATGAAGCGGAAATTATATAACAAGGGATACTTTCATCAGTTTATAGAATCATTTTTTAATGCTAACTATACAACATCGCATTACGAAGCAATTTGCTATAACACAAATTTTTATATTGACACAATTTCAATATTACCCCAAATAGAT